GTCGGGCGCGCATCGCCGGCAGTCCTCACGACGAAGTGAGGGGCCCCGTAGGCTCCCCCTCGAGACCGACCCGACGCCGTAGGAGAGCCCCGTGAGCGACGAGACCGCCGAGATCCCGACCCTCGAGCTCCGGGCCGACGAGCCCGAGGCCGTGGCCATCGCCCGGAAGGGCGCGTTCTTCTACCGGGCTCGGCATGGCCGGGACGGCGAGAAGCGGGCGCGCCAGCTGGACGAGTTCGCCGACGCCGCCTTCGAGTGGCAGCACGCCGACCCGGGGCACTCCGCGGTGCTGGCGCCGGCGGAGCTCGAGGAGGAGCAGGCCGAGGAGCTCGCCGAGCTCGAGGAGGGCGGGGGATCGTGAGCACTTGCCAGGGCGCGCCGTCGCCGCACACGTGCGAGCACGGCGACGCGTGCGACTGGACGCCGCCGGCTCCGGAGCTCGAGGAGCTCGAGCACGTCGCGAAGCTCGAGGCGCGCCCTCGAGGTCTGCACATCGGGCCTCGTGCTCCGGAGGGCGTGACCGTGACGATCTCGCCGGCCCCGGTCGGGCGCGTGACGGGCTGGCGCGTGGTCTGCTCCGACGAGGATCACGGGACGATGCCTGTCCTCGCTCCGGGGAAGACCGCGGCGACGATCGCGGCGGGGCGTCATGTCCAGGCCGAGCACCGAGGGCGGGGGCGCGTGATCGCCGGCCGCCGGCGGAGCGCCTGAGCCGATGCCGAAGAAGCCCGGGCCGATGCGCCTCCCGGCGAACGTGCACCAGCTGCGCGGGAACGCATCGAAGCTCTCCGCCGAGGAGCTCGAGGAGCGAGAGGCCGAGGAGATCCAGGCCCGCCCGCTCCGCCCGGTCGCGCCCGCCTATCTCTCGCCGCACGCTCGGGAGTGCTGGGACAAGCTCGTCCCCGAGCTCGAGCACCTGGGGCTCCTGGCCATCCTCGACGGGCCGAGCTTCGAGCTCGCCTGTGAGACCTACGCGCTCGCCCGCTACGCGCTCGAGGAGCTCAAGCCCCGGAAGAAGGACGGGACCCCGGACCGGCGGATCAAGCGCCCGAGCCTCCTCGACGTCGACCGGGCCCACGGGGGCATGACGAAGAAGAACCCGGCCTTCTCGATCTACGCGCAGGCGTCGCGGGAGTTCCGGGCGTGGTGCGTGGAGTTCGGGCTGTCGCCGTCGGCTCGGGCCAGTCTCCGCCCGGCCGCTGGCCGTGGCGCGGGAGAGGTCCCCGATGACGTCGACGACGACGACGCCTTCTTCGGCACGTAGGGGCCGGGACCTCCTCGACGTCGAGGCGCGCCGGGCCCGTGTCCGGGCCGATCTCGGCAGGATGGAGGGGCTCCGGGAGAAGCTCGAGGAGCTCGGGCTGTGGGCCGACCTCGAGGCCGAGCTCGACCGCTGCATCCCGCCGCTTCACGCGACGCCGTTCCCGAATCGGGAGCTCCGCCGCCGGCATGGGATCTACTTCGACCCCGAGGAGGTCGCCCGCTTCCTGCTCTTCGCGGCGCGCCGATGCCGGCACGTGAAGGGCCGCTGGGCCCGGCGGCCGCTCCTCCCGGACCTCTGGCAGGTCCTCTACGTCGTGGGCCCGGTCTTCGGCTTCCGCCAGGAGGACGGCGCCCGCTACTTCCGCGAGCTCTTCCTCGAGGTCCCCCGGAAGAACGGGAAGAGCACGCTCGCGAGCGCCCTCGGGCTCTATCTCCTCATGGCCGACAGCAACCTCAAGGCCGGCCGCCGCTTCGAGCCCGGCGCCGAGGTCTACGCCGCGGCGACGACGACCGAGCAGGCCCGGAACGTCTTCACGCCGGCGGAGCAGATCGCCGCGGCGTCGCCCTCGCTCGCGAACCGGCTCGGGATCCGGACCGGGAAGGCGCTCGTGTACGAGCGGACCCTCTCGAGCTTCTCCGTGATCTCCGGGGACCCGGCGAAGGCCGAGGAGAAGATGGGCGGGAACGTGAGCGGGGCGATCATCGACGAGACCCACGTGCACAAGGACGCCCGGCTCATCGAGACCATCGAGACCGGCACCGCCGGCCGGGACCAGCCGCTCGTCTGCCACCTGACCACCGCCGGCGCCGACGTCGAGGGCACGATCTACGCCGAGAAGCACGACCTCGCCGTCGACATCGCGGCGGGGAAGGTGAAGGAGCTCCGCACGTGGGCCGTGATCTACACGATCCCCGACGAGCTCCGCGACCGCTGGGACGACCCCGAGGTCTGGGAAGCGTGCAACCCGGGGCTCGGGGTGAGTGTCTCCCTCGAGTACCTCGAGGACGCAGCCCGCAAGGGGCAGAGGTCGGAACGGAAGCGCCTCGCGTTCTGTCGCCTCCACCTGAACGTGCGCACGTCGACCGTGTCGCGCTGGATCGACCTCGATCTCTACGATCGGGGGCACCTCACGCTCCCGGCCGACTGGCGCGGGATGCGCGGCGCCCTCGCCTACGCCGGCCTCGACCTCTCGAGCTCCCTCGACCTCTCGGCCCTCGCCCTCGTCGTCCCCCGCTGGGTTCCCGACCCGGCCGACCCGGCCTTCGAGATCGAGGTCCTCGAGGTCATCCTCCGGGCGTGGACGCCGCTCGAGCGCCTCGGGAACCGGCCGCCCCGGGATCGGGAGCTCTTCGCGAAGTGGATCAAGGACGGCTGGCTCCTCACGTCGCCCGGCGAGACCATCGACTACGACGCGATCGAGCTCGAGGCCTTCGCGCTGGCCGATCACTTCGAGATCGACCGCGTCGGCTTCGACCGCTGGGGATCGAAGCAGATCGTGAACCACCTCACCGACGGGGGGCTCCGCGTCCGGGAGATCGGCCAGGGCTTCGCCGGGATCTCGCCGGCGATGAAGGAGGCCGAGCGGATCATCGCCGAGGGCCGGCTGTGGACCGGCGGGAACCCGCTCCTCCGCTACGCCTTCGAGAACCTCGCCGTCGAGCAGGACGCGGCGAAGAACATCAAGCCGAACCGGGCGAAGAGCACCGGGCACGTCGACCCCGCCGTCGCCGTGACGATGGCGATCGACGGCTACACCCGGGCGACCTCCGGGGTCAGCATCTACGAGGAGCGGGGGATGGCCTCGGCATAGGCCGCCCGGCCCATTCCTCAAGAGGGGACTTGAAACACGCGGAGCGGGGCGCGAGACTGACGACATGACCAGCACAACGCCCACCACGACCACCACGCAGCGACTCACCGTCGTTGGCCCGAACCTCCCGCAGGAGGCGAAGGCGACCTTCCACGTTCACGCCGAAGGATGCGCCGATCTCCGCCGGGGCTGGATCGCCCGCCACGCCGGCGACGGCTGGACCGCCGAGTTCTCGAGCCTCCTCGACGTCGAGGCCGACGTCTACGATTTCGCCCCCGACGAGGACGAGAGCTACCGGCTCGGCGACTACCTCACCGAGTTCTACTTCGCCCCGTGCGTGACCCTCCCCGAAGGCGAGGCGTGAACATGGACACCGCCACCCTCGACAACGCCCGCCGCCAGGGCCAGAGGCGCCAGATCCGCCGGCTCCTCGAGAGCATCGACAACTCCGAGGCCGCAGCCCGCGAACACCGCTGGCTCGCTGACGAGCTCGGCACGCTCTCCACCGAGGCCGCCGACCGCGGCGCGATGACCGTCGAGATCGTCGCCGACGAGCGCCGGCGCCTCCTCGCCCTCGAGGCCGAGCACGAGGAGACCGCCGAGATCCAGCGCGAGCAGGTCCTCGAGCTCTGCGCCGTCCTCGGGATCGAGCTCGAGGAGGTCCTGGGAGCATGACGACGACCGAGATCCGCTTCGAGGCCGAGGACCTCGACGTCCGCGCCTACGTCGACGAGGTCGGCGCGGTGAACCTCGTCCTCCGCCTCGACGACCACGACGAGCGCGACCGCTCCTACGTTTCGCTCGCCGGCCCGCCGGCCGAGATCCGCCGCACCCTGGCCCGCCTCCTCGGCGTGACGAACGCCGTCGCCCGCTCCCTCGACGAGCTCGGCGCCCTCGAGCCCGAGGAAGACGACGAGGTCGTGGCCATCTTCGACAGCGAGGACGACGCCGAGGAGGAGGGCCCCCGCACCGCCGAGGGCGTCGCGATCATGCGAGGCGACGAGCGATGACCGACCCCCTCGCCCACCTGTACGCCGAGACCGGCGCCGGCCCCGACCCCGAGGAGCTCGAGGACCTCCCGACCGTCACCGTCACCGAGGAGGACCTCCACCGGGACTTCTCCGCCGAGGACGAGGAGCTCACGGACCACGACGCCGAGGAGCTCGCCCTCCTCCTCGAGGCCGACACGAGCGACGCGAACGTCGTCGCCCTCGGCCTCGGCCGCTGGCACGTCGACGACGACGGCGACCGGGACGTGGTCCTCACGCCGGCGGGCCGGAAGGTCCTCGGGCTCATCATCGACCGGAAGCACCCGGGGCTCCGCGATGCGTGAGGACGGGATCAAGCTCGGCGCGGTCCTGCTCCTCGCCTTCGTGATCGCCCTCGCCGTGGCCACCGTCGGCGCGGTCGGCGCCGCGGTGGCCGACGGGCTCGAGGGCCTCGACTTCTCGACGACGACGACCAGCACGCCGTAGCTCGTCCGGGCGGATCCGCCGCCGTCCGGGCCCGGGCCCCGAGGTCTCCCCCATCCGGGCCTCGGGGCCCTCTCGCGTTCGCGGTCCCCTCGCCCGAGAATGTCGCGGCGTAGCCTCGCGAGCATGTTCGCCGCGCTCCTCGCCTTCGTCATCGGCGCCGCGGGGGCTGGCGCCGTCGCCTGGGCCCTCCTCGAGCGCCGTCGCGCGGACCCGCTCGAGCCCCGCCCTCGCGTGCTCGTGAACCTCAAGACCGACAAGGCCGTCGACGGGGTCCTCTGGGAACGATCGCCCTCGCTCCTCGTGCTCAAGGACGCCCGCCTCTTCGAGGGGCCCGGGCGCGAGCCGATCCACGTCGACGGGGACGTGCTCATCGAGCGCGGCAACGTCGACTTCGTCCAGGTCTTCCCGACCCCGGAGGTCTAGCCCGTGGCCGTCGTTCAATCGGGGGGCGCCCTCGTCGAGATCCACCGGGAGAGCTTCCGCCCGACGATCTCGAGGGGCTCGATCTCGCTCTACTCCGACCGGGCCCACGACTACGCCGAGCTCTACCGGACCCAGCCGAACCTTCGGCTCGTGATCCGCTTCCTCGCCCGGAACATCGCGCAGCTAGGCCTCAAGGCCTACCGCCGGCTGGACGCGACGAACCGGGAGGAGCTCGAGCGCGGCCACCCGCTCCGGGACTTCCTGCACAACCCGACGCCGGCCCTCCCGAAGCCGACGAGCCGCCACCGCTGGATCGACTCCCTCGTCCAGGACCTCGCCCTCTACGACGCCCTCTACGTGCTCAAGATGCGCAACCAGGCGAGCGGGCGACTGAACGGGATCCGGATTCCCCCGCCGAAGATCGAGCCCACCGGCGACTCCTGGCTCTGGGCCGATGGGTTCAAGGTGAAGGGCAACCGCGGCGAGGTCAACTACTCCGCCGCCGACGTGCTCTACATGCACGGGCACGACCCGGCCGACCCCCGCGGCGGGCTCTCCTCCGTCGAGAGCCTCCGCCGGATCCTCGCCGAGGAGCACGAGGCCGGCATCTGGCGCGAGCAGTTCTGGCGCAACTCCGCCCGCGTGTCGGGCGTGATCGAGCGCCCCGAGAACGCGCCCCGATGGTCCGACACCGCCCGCGAGCGATTCGAGAGCGACTGGAAGGCCGCCCGCACCGGGCAGGGCCCCGACGCCGGCGGGACCCCGATCCTCGAGGAGGGGATGAAGTTCCAAGAGGCCGGCTTCTCGGCGAAGGATTCCGAGTACCTCGGCGCCCGCCGGCTCACCCGAGAGGAGACCGCGGCCGCCTACTTCATCCCGCCCGTCTTCGTCGGCATCCTCGAGTACGCCAACTTCTCGAACATCAAAGAGCAGCACGTGAGCCTCTACGCCGACACCCTCGGCCCCTGGCTCGATTGGATCACCGAGGAGCTCGAGCTCCAGCTGGTCCCCGAGTTCCCCGACGTCGCCGACGTCTACCTCGAGTTCAATATCGAGGAGAAGCTCCGGGGCCGCTTCGAGGAGCAGGCCGCCGCGATGCAGACCGCGACCGGCGCCCCGTGGATGACGCGGAACGAGGCCCGGGCCCTCCGCAACCTCCCCCGCGTCGAGGGCGGGGACGACCTCGTGGTCCCCTTGAACGTGCTCGTCGGGGGCCAGGCCTCGCCGTCCGACTCCGCTCCGCCGGCGACGGGCGCAGCTGCGCGCCAGCTGCCCCCGGCGAAGGCCCGGGACGGGAACCCGCCGAGCTATCTCGTCGGCTGGCAGGCGAAGCACGCCGAGGTCCTCGGGAACTTCTTCGGCCGCCAGAGCTCGAGCGTGATCGCGAAGCTCGGCGCCGGCCTCGAGCTCGACGTGGCCTTCGACTCCGACCGCTGGGTCGACGAGCTCGCCGGCGACCTCCTCGCCCTCTCCTCGAGCATGACCGAGGAGCTCGCCGCCGGCGTCGCCGAGGACCTCGGCGCCGAGTACGACCACACCCTCGCCCTCCCCTGGCTCACCGAGAACGCCCGGATCGCCTCCGAGCAGATCAACGCGGCGACGTTCGACCAGCTGGCCGAGGTCTGGGACGGGGTCCCCCGCCGCGGTGAGGCCGGCCGGAAGACCCTCGAGGAGGAGCTCGACGAGCTCGGGCTGCCGCTCGAGGCCGACGACCTCGACGACCCCTTCGGCCGCGACTTCCTCGACCCCGCCCGCGAGCTCTTCGCCGTGGCCGCCACCGCCCGGGCCGCGCAGATCGCGACGACCAGGGCGACGAGCATCGGGCAATGGGCCCGACGTGAGGGCGCGCAGCAGGCCGGCGCCCGCACGAAGACGTGGGTCGCCTCGGGCGCGAGCAACTCCCGCCACGGGGCCCTCGACGGCGAGACCGTCCCCCTCGGCGAGGCCTTCTCGAATGGGGGCCAGTACCCCGGCGATCCCGCCCTCGGGGTCGACGAAACCGCGGGCTGTCTCTGCTCGCTCGACTTCGGCACGACCTAGGAGGTCCCGAAACCATGACCACCACGAAGACCGCCATCCGCAAGGGCCGCATCTCGGCGAAGACCTTCGGGCTCAAGGCCCTACCCGACGAGGGGCCCGGGATCTTCTCCGCCGTGGTCTCCGTCTTCGGGAACGTCGACTACCACGGCGACCGGATCCTCCCCGGCGCCTTCACCGACTCCCTCGAGGGGTGGAAGGCCTCGGGCGACCCGATCCCCGTCATCTTCTCGCACCAGTGGGACAACCCCGACGCCCACGTCGGCGAGGTCCTCGAGGCGCGCGAGCTCCTCGCCGGCGACCCGCTCCTCGCCGGGACCGGCCTCGAGCAGAACGGGGGCCTCTGGACGAAGTTCCAGCTGTACGTCGAGGACCCCGACGAGACCGCCGCCCGCCGCCTCGCGAAGCGCCTCGACCGGCGCACCATCCGGGAGTTCTCGTTCGCGTACGACGTCCTCGAGGAGCAGCGCGGCAGCGACGGCGCGAACGAGCTCGTCGCCCTCGACGTCCTCGAGGTCGGGCCCACCCTCAAGGGCGCCAACCCGGCGACCCGGCTCCTCGCGAAGACCCTCGGCGAGGACTGGGACCAGCTGGGCGAGACCGAGCTCATCGACCGCCTCGCGAAGGCCGTCGCCGCCCGCGACGCCGGCACCGAGAAGGCCCGGGTCTCCGTGACCTTCGAGGGCTCGATCGAGGAGGAGCTCGAGGCGATCCACGAGGCCGGCCGGGACTGGGCGATCGAGCTCGACGCCGGCAACGGGGGCTTCTACTGGCTCCACCAGGAGGCGACCTACCCCGACGAGCTCCGGGCGATCGTGCTCGTCGAGGGCTGGGATGACCCGATCGGCGAGGGCGTCTTCTACGAGCTCACCTTCGAGCGCGACGAGGACGGCGCCCTCTCCGTGGCCGACGCCGCGGAGATCGAGGTCACCGTCGACGTGACCCCGAAGGCGCTCGCCCGCCGGCGCCTCGCATCCGTGACCCACGGAGCGAAGCGGGGTACCGTCGCGCTCGAGCCGAACACCGGCAAGTCTGAGGACAACGGGGAGGAGCCCGAAGGGGCCAACCCGGAGGATCCGGGGACGAGGACCGGGGCAGGCGAAGAGGCCGACGACGTCGACGACGACGCCGAGGTCCTCGACGAGCTCGCACTCGCAGAGCTCGAGACCCTGACACCCTGAGACCCCCGGAGGGGAACATGACGAAGACCATGACCGAGCTCGAGGCCGACAAGCTCGGCCTCCTGTCCAAGGGCCGCGACATCGCGGCCAAGGCCGAGAACGAAGGCCGCAACCTCACCGCCGAAGAGCGGACCGAGGTCAAGGGCTACGTCGAGCAGGCCCGCGCGGTGCACGCGCAGATGCTCGAGCTCGACGGCGACGCCAAGCTGCGCGAGGAGCTCTCCGTGCTGGGGACCCCCGCCGGCGACGCGAAGCACGTCGCCCCCGGCCGGGGGAAGAGCCTCGGCGAGAAGTTCACCGAGGCGCCCGAGTTCAAGGGCTGGCTCTCGAGCCTCTCGACGGCGCAGGGCCGGATCCCCGACAGCGTGAAGGGCCTCAACTCCCCCGCCGTCGACTTCCGGATGAAGGACCTCGTCACCGGGGTCTCCGACACGAGCGCCGGCGCCCTCGTGAACACGGAGTGGCTCGGCCTCCTCGACGGGCTGGCGCAGTTCCAGCGTCCGCTCACGATCACCGACCTCATCACGCGGGGCACGACGGGGACCGACACCGTCGAGTACGCCCGCGTGACCGGCTTCACCAACAACGCCGCGACCGTCGCCGAGGCGACCACCGCCGCCGGCGCCGACGTGAACGCCACCGGCGACGCCCTCGAGCTCCCCGCGGGCTCCGGGGTGAAGCCCGAGAGCGGGATCGCCCTCGAGAAGGTCACGGCGAGCGTGAAGACGATCGCCCATTGGCTCCCCGCCACGAAGCGGGCCCTCTCCGACGCCGCGCAGATCCGGACCCTCATCGACCAGTTCCTCCGCTACGGGCTCGAGGAGGAGCTCGAGGACCAGGTCCTCACCGGCGACAACACCGGCGAGAACTTCGAGGGGATCCTCACCGTCGGGGGCACGCAGGCGCAGGCGTGGGACACCGACCTCCTCACCACGACCCGCAAGGCCCGGACCCTCGTCCGGACCGTGGGCCGGGCCCGGCCGACCGCCTTCGTCTTCCACCCGAACGACAACGAGCGGATCGACCTCCTCAAGAACAGCAACGGCGACTTCTACTTCGGGGGCCCGTCCTCGAACCCGTCGGCGCCGCTCTGGGGGCTCCCCCGCGTCGAGTCCGAGGCGATGACCGAGGGCGTCGGCATGGTCGCCGATTGGCGGATGGCCGTCCTCTGGGACCGTGAAGAGGCCTCGATCCAGGTCAGCGACTCGCACGCCGACTTCTTCATCCGGAACCTCGTCGCCGTGCTCGCCGAGATGCGCGCCGCGTTCGGCGTGATCCGGCCGAAGGCCTTCGTCGAGATCGACCTCACCGCCTAGGCGCTCGAGGCCGACACGGCTACATAGCGGGCGCCTTCGGGCCCCGGCACACGAGGAGCCCGGGGGAGATCCCCCGGGCTCTTCCGCGTCTGGCCGTATCCTCGAGGGCATGACTGACACCGCAGACCCCACCCCGACCTCGACCGACCGGGAGCGTCGCACCGCGACCGCCTCGACCCCGCCGGCGCCCTCGAGCTCGAGCGAGCCCGAGACCGCGACCGCCGAGGAGACCCCGAAGCGCACGCCCGGCACGTATGACGTGAAGGACGGGCCGACCGCCCGGGCCCGGCGCGCCGAGCGCCAGGCCGAGCCCGAGGCCGAGTAGCTCCGCGAGGGCCGCGCCTCTCGGGCCTACGCTTCCCCTCCATGCCCGCGCCGCGTTGTCCTGTCTGTGGGGCCTCGCACGCGCGGTGCGGAGGGCCGACGACCGTCGTCCCGATCGACCAGCGAACCCGATCCAGAGGAGCACCGATGGCCACGAAGCGATACCCGAACCCCGCCCGCGAGGGCGCCTTCCTCAAGCTCACCGACGAGCAGGCGAAGCGCGCCGGCGTCTTCGGCCAGCACGTCGAGACCCCGCAGCGGGGCCCGGCGCCGACCGACCTCACGAACGAGGGCGGGGGCATGGTGACGAGCGAGACCGCCGGCGCAGCTGGCGCGCCGCACCCCGGCACCCCGCCGGCCGAGCCGACGCCGGAAGGCGCGCTGCAGAAGGGCGGGCCCACCCACCAGGCGCGCCAGGCCGCCGAGGCCGAGGCCGCCGAGGGCGAGAGCTCGAGCGAAGGCGCGCCGGCCGAGGGCTCGAGCGACGACGACGACCAGGCCGACGAGGAGGGCGAGGACGTGGACGACGCCGAGGACAAGAAGAGCGAGGCGCCCGACGACAAGAAGCGCCCGGCCCCCTCGAGCACGAGCACCCGGCGCCGGCGCACCGCCGCCGACACGAAGAAGAAGGCCTAGCCCGTGCCCGAGCTCCTCGCGACCGTCCCCGAGCTCGCCGCGTTCATCCAGGACGACGTCGACGAGACCGACGGCGAGCTCTACCTTCGCCTCGCCTCGGGGGAGGTCCGGGGAGCGACCGGGCTCCTCTTCGACCCCGTCACCGACGACACCGTGCGCCTCTCGGGGAAGGGCTCGAGGATCCTGCTCCTCCCCGAGGCGCCCGTGTCCGACGTGACCGCCGTCGTCGAGAACGCCGGATCCGCCACCCCGACGACTCTCCTCCTCGACGTCTTCGACTGGGACGAGCACGGGGTCCTCGAGCGGATCGACGGGGGCGTCTTCGTGCGCCGGCGCCGCTTCTACTCCGTCACCTACGACCACGGCTTCGCGGTGGTCCCCGACGAAGTGAAGGCCGTCGTGCTGCGCCTCGCCGGCCGGGCGATCACGAACCCCGAGGGGATGCGCCAGGAGAGCCTGGGCCGCTACTCCTACACGCTCGCCGGCGAGCAGGCCGGCGTCGGCTTCTACGCCCCCGACCTCGTCGACCTCGAGCCCTACCTCCTCACGAAGAGGATGCGGGCCGGGACCGCGGCGCCGACGCCGTGAGCTTCCGCCGGCTCCTCGACCGGACCGTGACGATCGTCCCCCGGATCGTCACCGGAACCGACGGGCGCGGGAACGACGTCATCGCCGACGGGGTCCCGATCCCGAACGTCCGGGCCGCTCGAGAGCTCGCGAGCTCCCTCGAGGACACCGGCAACGCCCGAGACCAGCAGGAGATCGTGTGGATCTACTTCCTCCCACCGGCGAGCGAGGACGGGACCGAGGTCGCCATCACCGGGCGCGATCAGATCCACGACGGCGACGACGTCTTCCAGGTCCAGGGCCTCCCCGACGAGGTCACCCGCCGGCGCACCGGGAAGCTCCACCACATCGAGGCCCGGGCCTACGTGCTCGAGGGGTGACCGTGTCCGTCTTCTTCGTCCCCAACCCGAAGTTCGAGGAGGAGCTTCTCCGGAGCTCCGCCGTGAAGGCCGTCCTCGAGGAGCTCGCGAAGGCCGGCGCAGCGATCTACCGCGACGGGGTCCCCGTCGCCGAGGGCGACCTCCGGGACTCCGTCTTCGGGACCGTCGCGCTCACGTCCGAGGGCTACGTCGGGCGCATCGGCGCGACCGATTGGAAGGCCGCCCTCGTCGAGCTCGGCGGATCCCTCCACAACCCCGACGGATCCCTCCGCCGGGCGATCGAGAGCATCGGCCTCGAGATCCGCGGGGTCGGGATCGGGGACGAGACAAGGTGACCGAGATGCACGCCGAGCCCGACTTCGAGGTCCTCGCCGTCGGCGCGCTCAAGGCCGCCGCCGCGGTGACCGCCCTCGTCGACGCCGACGCCATCGGGACGAAGCTCCGGGCCAGATGGCGCGCTGGCCAGGCCGCGCTCCGGATCCGCAGGATCGGCGGGCTCCCGACCGAGCAGGCCGCGCAACATCTCATCCGAGGGCGCCTCCAGATTGAGGCCTACGCCGGCGACGAGGCCGACGCCTTCGCCATCGCGCAGCAGGCCGACCTGGCCCTCCGGGCGATGCCTGGCACCTACCCCGGGGCCGTGGTGACCGCCGTCCGGAAGGACCTCGCGTTCACCAACTCCCCCGACCCCGACAGCGACAGCGCCCGCTTCGTCTTCGGGGTGGTCCTCTATGCGCACGGCGCCGCGGCGTAGCCTCATCGGGGAACGGGCTCCGCGCCCCTCGACAACCCGACCTAGGAGGTCCGGAACGTGAAGAACGCCGATGCGATCGTCGTCGGGGCGAATGGCTCGATCTACGCCGCCCCCGTCGACACCGCCGTCCCCGCCGACATCTCGGCCGCCCTCTCCGAGGACTGGGTCGACCTGGGCTACGTGACCGAGGACGGGGTCGCGTGGACCGACGGGAAGAGCATCCAGAGCGTCCGCGCCTGGCAGAGCTTCTACGACATTCGCCGGATCATCGAGAGCCGCGAGGGCTCGCTCGGGTTCGGCCTCATGGAGTGGAAGGGCGGGAACGTCCAGCTGGCCTTCGGCGGGGGCGAGATCACCGAGACCGCCCTCGACTCCGGGCTCTACGAATACACGCCCCCGGACCCCGCACACATCGACGAGCGGGCCCTCGCCGTCGAGTGGCAGGACGGCGAGAAGAACTACCGGCTGGTCTGTCTCAAGGGCATGGTGAGCGAGAACGTCGAAACGAACATCGTCCGCACCGGGGCGAGCGTGCTCCCGATCTCGTTCGCCTTCCTCGGCCAGGATGGCCAGGCCGTCTTCCGTTTCCAGACCGACGACCCGGCCTTCGCCGACGTGTCGACCGTCGCCCCGTGAGCGACGCCACGCAGCCAACCCCGCCGGCGGAGGCCCGCCGGATCGACCTCGACGCCGCCCGCAAGGCGCGACGCGAGAAGCGGGGCCCGGCGCCCACGATCATCTTCCTCGGCGACGAGCACCCGCTGCCGCACGACCTCCCCGCGGAGGTCATCGACATCGTCGCCGCGGTCAACGCCGGCGATTGGTCCGTCGTCACGCAGGCCGTGAAGGTCCTCCTCGGCGGGGAGCGATACGACGAGATCGTCGCGAAGGCGAAGGCCTCGGGCGACCCGCTCGAGCTCCCCGACGTGACCTTCCTCCTCGAGCAGGTCCTCGACATCTACGAGGTCACGCTCCCGGAATCGAAAGCCTCGGGGTCGCAGTCCTAGGACACTGGCGCAACGTCGCGGCCGACTTCACCCGGTACTACGGGATCGACCTCGCCGACGCCATATGGGGCCCCGAGGCGCTCACCTTCCGCCGGCTCGAGGAGCTCACCTACGGGCTCCCCCTCGAGAGCCGCACCGCGCGCCAGCTGGGCGCCCCCGTCGCGGGGATGCCGGGCCAGTGGGGCAACGCCGAGGAGCTCCTCGCCGCGACCGTCGAGGTCCTCGCCGACTTCCGTCGCGTCTTCATCCTGGCGCAGCCCCGGCCGAAGGGCCGCGGGAAGCCGAACGTCCCCGAGGTCCGAGTCCCCCGGCCGAAGCGAGGGGCAGGGCAGGATGAGAAGCAGAAGCCCGCGACGAGCGCCGAGCTCGCCGCCTTCATGGGAGCCCGAGGGGTCGTGATCGACTACACGCCGAAGCCGAACGACACCGCCGGCGAGGAGGCCTAGGTGGCCGGGGAGCTCGACGCCGGGCGCGCCTTCGTCGACCTCGTCCCGAAGCTCAACAAGGGCGCGGCCGCGGCGACGCAGGCGCAGATGGGGGGCATGTTCTCCGGGCTCGCCGGGAAGGCGAAGCTCGCCGGCGCAGCGATCGGCGTCGGGCTCGGCGCGGCCGCCGTCGGCGCCGGGGTCGCCGCGTTCAAGATCGGCCAGACCTTCGACTCCGCCTTCGACACGATCCGCATAGGTACGGGCGCCACCGGCGAGGCCCTCGCCGGCCTCGAGCAGAGCTTCCGGAACGTCGCGAAGGGCGTCCCCGATGACTTCGGGAAGGTCTCGACCGCGATCGCCGACCTCAACACGAGGACGGGCCAGAGCGGGCCGCAACTCGAGGCGCTCGCAACGCAGATGCTCACCCTCGCCCGCGTCACGGGCGAGGACCTCGGGAGCACGATCGAGAAGCAGACCCGCTTCTTCGGGGACTGGGGCGTCGCCGTCGAGGACCAGGCCGGATCCCTCGACTACCTCTTCCGCGTGTCGCAGTCGACCGGCATCGGGATAAACGACCTCTCGGGGAAGCTCGTCCAGTTCGGCGCCCCGCTCCGTCAGCTGGGCTTCTCGATGGAGGAGAGCGCCGCGCTCCTCGGCAAGTTCGAGAAGGAGGGCGTGAACGCCGAGCTCGTCATGGGCTCCTTCCGGATCGCCCTCGGCAAGATGGCCCGCGAGGGCGAGCCCGCCCAGGAGACCCTCGCCCGCGTGACCGACGAGATCGCGAACGCCGGCGACTCGAGCGAAGCGAACGCCCTCGCCCTCGAGCTCTTCGGCGCCCGGGCCGGCCCCGACATGGCCGCCGCGATCCGGGAGGGCCGCTTCGAGGTCTCCGATCTCGTCGACACCCTCTCGAGCGGGGGCGACACGATCATGGGCGTCGCCGGCGAGACCGACGGGCTCGGCGAGACCTTCGCCCGGCTCAAGAACAAGGTCATGCTCGGCGTGGAACCCCTCGCGACCGGCTTCCTCCGCTTCCTCGAGGACGCCCTCCCGAAGCTCGAGCCGCTCGTCGACGCCATCGGCGTCTTCCTGCCGCAGGCCTTCGCCGAGGTCGGGCGCGTCGTGGGCCCGATCGTCGAGATCGTCGGGAAGGTCGCCCGGGCCTTCTCGCTCCTCGGGGGCGACGACGGCATCCAGGGCTTCGCCGAGGTCATGGACAACGCCCTCGGCAACAGCGGGAAGTTCGTCGGCTTCTTCCGCGAGCTCGGGGGCTGGATCCTCCGCATCGGCGACTTCATCCGCGACAACTTGAAGCCGATCCTCGTCACGCTCGGCGTCGCCTTCGCCCTCCTCGTCGCCCCGGTCGCGACCGTCGTCGCCGGCCTCGTGCTCGCCTACCAACGCTTCGAGGGCTTCCGGAACGTCGTCGACACCGTGGTCCGCTTCCTCCTCGCCGAGGTCGTCCCCCGCGTGACCGAGTTCGCCGGCTACGTGGCCGAGCAGTTCGGGAACCTCGTCGCCTGGGTCCGCGAACACTGGGCCAGCATCCAGGAGGCCGTGGGGCACGTCGTCGAGGTTATCCGGGCCATCGTGACCGGCTTCGTCGACGCCGTGCTCATCTACTGGGGCTACTTCGGCGACACGATCCTCACGATCCTCGCGAACGCGTGGGAGAACGTCCGGGCCGTCGTCGAGTTCGCGGTCGCCCTCGTCGCCGGGATCATCGAGACCGCGGTGGCCCTCATCAACGGCGACTGGGGGGCCGCCTGGGACGCCTTCACCGGGATCTTCTCCGCGGCGTGGGAGCTCGTGAAGACCCTCCTCGGGAACGCCCTCGAGATCATCGGGAGCCTTCTCGGCGCCGGGATGGACCTCGCCCGCGACCTCGTGAGCGGGGCCCTCGACAAGATCGTCGGCTTCTTCCGCGACCTCCCCGGCCGACTGGCAGGCGCCGCCGGCGACGTCTTCGGCTTCCTCTGGGAATCGTTCCGCGGGGCGATCAACAAGGTCATCGACGGATGGAACGACCTCGAGTTCAAGATCCCCGGATTCGATCCGCCCGGGCCCGGCCCGAAGTTCGGAGGCTTCACCCTCGGCCTCCCGACCGTCCCCCGCCTCGCCGAGGGCGGGACCGCCCTCGAGCGCGGCCTCGCGATCGTCGGCGAGGGCTCCTACGACGGCGAGCTCGTCGACCTCCCCGCCGGCGCCGTCGTGACCCCCCTCGACACCGCCGCCATGATCGCCGAGGCCGCCGGCACAGCTGGCGCGCAACCCGCGAGCCTCTTCCGCGACATCATCGTCCCGACCGCGACCGACGCCACCGCGGACGAGGTCGTCGACGCCATCCTCACGAAGGCCGGCTGGAAGCTCACCACGCGGAACGACGGGAGAGCCTGACCGTGGACCACTACCAGGGCGCAGCCCGGGGCCTCACCTTCGGCGCCGGCACCCCCTACGAGTTCTCCGGGCCGATCGGCGGGCTCGGCCTCCCCGTCCCCCGCTCGGGCGACCAGGAGCGCGGCGACCGCGACGGCGACGTCGGGGGCGACGACGTCCTCCCCCGTCGGATCCTCACGTTCCCCCTCAACATCGACGCCGCGACCCCCTCGGCGATGCTCGCCGCCCACCAGGCCCTCAAGCGGGCATGGCGCCCCGCCGTCGCCGACGTCGCCCTCGACCTCTGCCTCCCCGGCTTCCCCTCGAGCGACGAGGTCCTCCGCTTCTACGGGCGCCCCCGAGGCTTCGACTCCGATCTCTCGAGCCTCAAGAGCACCCACGGCGACGCCCTCCTCACCTTCGAGGCCCTCGACCCCTTCGGCTACGGGCCCGAGGAGGTCCAGGCCCTCGCCGCCGGCGCGAACGTCGTCACGAACGACGGCGACGCCACGACCGACCGCTGGATCCTCACCCTCAACCGGACCGGCGCGGCGAGCTCGATCGTGAACGCCGACGACGACGAGCCCGGGCTCTCCCTCGAGGCCGGGAGCTCGACCCTCGTCCTCGACGGGCGGACGCACACGATCACCGAGGCCGGCACCGACGTCTTCGAGCTCATCCAGCCCGGCTTCGGCTGGCCCGTGCTCCTCGAGGGCGACAACAACGTCACCCTCACCGGCGCGACCGGCTCCCTCGTCTTCCGCCCCGCGTATCAC